AACAGCAACTACCGGGAATTTACCCGCTGAAATTTCAGATATTTTTACAACTAATATTATCGAAACCGCCGACGAAATTCGCGTATGTGTCGATTTTGCCGAGGATTAAAAAATAACCGAATGGCCCCTACGGGGGCCGGGAGTTTTAAAAATGACATACAGATACAACGACGGCGGACGTAGCGAGGCCGGGTTTAAAGGTGAGTCCGACTGTGGCATACGCGCGGTTTCGATAGCTTGCGACATGACATACAAGGCCGCGAGGAAACTATTACAGGAACACGCCCGGAAAGGTAAACAGGGTAACGGTACAATATCCGCCGGGATTTATCGCGAGGATATGGACGCGGCGTTATCATCTATCGGGTGGGTGTGGGTATCAGCACCGAAACTAACGGGACGTAAGGCCCGCTATCACGATTTACCGGCTACCGGGATACATATAGCACGTATGGCGAAACATTACGCCGCCGTCGTACACGGTGATTTATACGACGCGTGGAATAGTAGCGAAAAAATGGTATACGGATACTGGACGAAATTAAACAAACGTTAGGGGTTGACAAGCGTTAGCCCCTCGCATATATTCACCCCTAACGAATCGGGAGTTAAATAAAAATGTGTAAACCAATTAAAACTATTGACGGTAACGACCTGTGGTTTAGCGAGGACGACGATGCACAGGGTAGCGGTGGGTATTACTGGCAACAAGGCAGCGGCTACACGTTAACCAGTGACGAAAGTTACCACAACATCGGCGACGCGGTTCGCGCTATGACAGATGGGGAGGTTACGTTTGATGGGGACACTAACGGTTAAATGTAAATTACATAACGGTCAGGTGCGTAAATATCACGCGGCGAGTTTACCGAATAGTCGCCCGTATGATAAAAGATTTTTCCACCACATCGGCGACGGTGTTATCTATTCAATCGGTGGCATACAACAATATGGTACTGAAATATTAAGTTTTTTTAAATTAAAAGGTGATAAGTAATGGTAATGAAACGAAGTAAAGCGGTACCCATCGCGGATAGAGTTCGCGGGTGTAACCAACGTAAACAGGACGCGGGACTACGACAAATTAAAGTATGGGTCGCCGCCGAGGTACACAACACCGAAGCGGATCGGGTCCGGGCGTACGCGGCTAAACTACCCGAAACGAAAGCTATTACCGAGAGTTTGAAGTAATGGCGCACGAATTAGTTAAATTATTATCGGACGACGACAAGGAACCGTACGACGATCCTAAATGGTGTGTAGTCGATCCGTTAAACACGGACCCGGCGACATTATGTACCGGCGAATATTTCGGCGAGGGTCAAAGTGATTGCACGTACGAAACAAAAACGGTTAAACGCGGTGGTATTACGTGTAATCGTTGTTTAGCTAAATTACGATGGGCGAAGGGAGTTAAATTATAATGGCAAAGCGTAAACCGATAACATTCGCCGATAGACATAACGACGACCATAACGTTACGATAAGAAAATACACGGTACATCGTGCCGGGTTAGAGCATACGAGCAGTAATACAATTTATTTCGATTGTCCGTTTTGTGAGAATGAAGTTAAAGCGTATGTCTGGTCGTTATGTGGTGGCGGTAAACGTTGTCCATCATGTAAAGCATTATTCGGGGGTTTTGGTGCCGGGTGTCAATTTACTGATTTAATCAAGGATAAAACAAAATGAGCATACAAAATACTAAAGATTTTATTTCCGTACTACTCGGTAAGGTTCATAACATCGGTGCGGGCGGCGTTAATAGTAATGGTTTTACCGACCGTAGTGTTATGAACCGTAAAAGAATTAATCAACATTGTAGGCGAATTAGCCGGGCGATAGGGTTACCAAAATGAAAAATAAAACAGTAGGTATATTAGTTTGGGTATTGTTCGTCGAAATCGCTATCGTTGTCGCGGTGGGTATCGCTAAATTTTTGGGGTATTTAGAATGAAAATTATTATACGTAAAAATCTAGGCGATGCACTCGCCGAAACAGTAGGCGCGGTTCGTGTGTTACGTTGTGTACGGTTGCGCGGGTTGTGGCATGTCTGGACCGTGTAACGCGCATTTAGATCGTAGCGGTCAAATGGTATGTACCCCGTGTGGTTTACAATGGGACGCCGACGATCCAGATCCGCCGGAATGTGGTACGGATAGGACAGTAACATTACTCGATGTACCGTTGATAAAAGCGAAACCGGAAACGGGTAAACGAGAATATAAAAAAATACGGGAGATATTAAACAAATGAGTAACGACACGGTTAATATAAATGTTAGTAACGTTTTACTGGTGGAAAGTAAACTCGACGAAGGGTGTAAAGGTTATGCCGTCGGTACCGCTGATTTTAAATTTAAAGCTAATTCTATTTTAGATGATCTAATAAACGACGGTATAGTAACATCGTACGACTGGTTATCGCCTATCGATATTAATATTAATGTAGTCGGTGATATTAAAGAAATTAGTATAAGAGGGACATTTCACTAATGAGTAAAGGTAAAGATTTATTACTAGACTTTGAAAACCGACACGCGAACGCGTTATATTTTCTATACGGTTATTGCGAGGTACGAAAACATACACTTGATAATTTTGTTAGGCGGTGGGCGTTATGAGCGATAGCTATTTAAAACGATTACGACATTTATCGGAACAAGCCGCCGAACCGGGTGTATTACCTAACGTACATACTAATGTATCGTTTATTAAGTTATTGGATTATGCGGAACGGTTGGAACAGGAAAACGAACAGTTAGAACAAACCGTTGAAATGTATCGACGCGAATCGGAATACGAATAAATGGATGATTTATTAAAACAACATTGGTTACTCGCTAAAAATTCGCATTATGGGAAACCCGATAAAAACTATACTAACGGCCCGGTTACATTTGAAATCCGCGAGGTATTTTATTTAAACGGTATCGAGTGGAGAATAACCGCGACCGCCGATACGTTTGTTATAGCCACACGGACGAGCGTTAAAGGCGAGCCGATGTTAGATACTGATATTATACAAGTGAGTAAACCGTTATGAATAATAATTTTGATAATTTTTGTACTGATATAATCAATAACATTGCAATCGGTTTAGACATATCGGTCGATGATATTAATTATGGTACATCGATTACACAATCGGCGCTCGATGATATGATTTTAATGTATGGTACATCGTTACCCGACGCATTAACTTTATTAGCAAATGACCGGCGTTATATGTTAGCACCCGAACCAGTATTCGAAAAACCGAATAATAAACCGTGGTATCAGGATCGTAAACAACACCGTAATAAAAAATCGAGGCGTAAGTTATGAATAATTGGATTAATGTAAATGATCGGCTACCCGACGTCGAGGATTGCGCCGTTACATCGTGGAAGCAATCGAAAATATTACCCGTTATGGTGGAGGGACATGAGGGGTGGCAACGCGGTTATTTAATGGATCATAAAGACGGGTCGCCATATTGGAAAATCGAAGGGTGGCACGGTGATTTTAATATAACGCACTGGTACGACATGCCGGAAGTGGTTGATACACTACCTAGTAATAGCCAAGACTTACAATGCTGGTTCGGATTAGACCGCGCATCATGGTTAACATTACCGCGCGTGTTACTCGAATCAATGCCGGACGCGTGGCAAGGTAAATTAGCTGTACTATTAAACCAATACGACGATATGTATCCGAATTTACCGGAATTAAATACGGTGGTACAGGTGACGGAACCGGGCGGACGTATGATTAAAACACCTGTGGAGTTAATCGACTATCGTCGTCCGTACCATGATGCTATCAATCGATGGAAGGGGTTAAATGAGTAATGCGAGTATCAGTAAAATTATTTACTTTCCCGTCGAGCGACCTAGAGCAAAAAGAGTATATTTTTTAGTTCGACGAAAGGACTAGATTATTTAAATTAGATGAGTTTTATATCAGGGCGAGGAAAACAAAGCGGCACGGTTTTAAACTTGTAAAAATGTGGTCGAGGGTAGATAAACGTAATGATACGTTGAAAAATAAACCTATGGTACCCAACCATATAAAAACGCAGGCGTTAGAAATATTTATGAAATCAATTTCATTCGAGGATTAAATAATAATGAAAGTACAATGTAACCAATCTAACGTATGCAGTTATCGCGATACGTGCCCCGGTGCAAAACCACATGACGCGGACGATTGTGTCGTATGTCACGTCGATGCACTCGCGGACTGTGTACCGATCATCGAGGACGGTTTCGATAGCGAGGCGGATTTAAAACAGTGTTGCCAGTCGGGTAACGAAATGGGGAATATTAAAAAAATAACTATATGGGATAAAAATTTCAGACGAGAACTTATAGATGGTGGTATCGACCCTGAAACTATTACACCAATAACAAAAGAAACAATCGATAAGATACGAAAACTAACCGAAGGTGTCGAAGTCGATTTAGATAAACCACTCAATCCAGAGGACGATTAAATTATGACACCAATAAAACAAACAATATTACACGACCCGGATAACGGATTATATGGTAATTGCGCGCAAGCGGCATTTGCTTCGTTGTTCGATTTACCTATCGACGACGTACCGCATTTTGGTGACGGACTTAACGAAGGCGAGAAAGACGGGATAATTTACGATGGTCGAGTTCAAACATGGTTAAAAACGATGGGTTACGGGTTATTTGTTTTACCCGTGCATTGTAATTTAAAAGAGTGGCAAGATTACATTGCAAACGTTGCGGATCATCATTTAATTAGCGGACGTACCGAACGTAATACGCAACATGCCGTCGTCGGTAAACGCGGTGTTGTTATACATGATCCGCACCCATCAAACGCCGGGTTACTTTCGCCGACCGACGACGAGCCGTGGTATTTTGAATTTATAGTTAAACGGTTATGAGTAATAGCAACATATCATTTTACTGCGACCATGTGACGGTACGTTCGGAGTGCCCGATCTGTACGCCGGGTGCGGTTGTTAAATCCGCTATTCTATCGAGCGATCGTAAATACCGTTACGTGTTGCGCCGTCGTTGGGATCGTTCAGCACAGAGCGTTATGTTTATCGGTTTAAACCCATCGACTGCCGATGAGAACGACGACGACCCGACTATACGCCGTTGTATTGCGTATGCGAAGGCGTGGGGGTTTGGTGGTCTAATCATGGTTAATCTGTTCGCGTGGCGCTCGACGTTGCCGCTCGGCCTATGGGATGCCCCGGACGCCGTCGGCCCGGATAACCTGTTACATTTAATAAATGAGCAATCGAATAGCGCGCTACATATTGCCGCGTGGGGCGACGGTGCACTCGTTAATAAACTCGACCCGGACCGTGTGGCGGCGGTTACTGCGTTGTTTGATGATCTATATTATTTAAAATTGAACAAGGACGGAACGCCGGGGCACCCGTTATATTTACGCGGTGATCTGTTACCGCAATTGTGGGAGCGTTAAAAATGATCTATAAAACATTCGTAGCCGCTATGAAGCGTAGAGGTGTATAATTATGAATGAAAACGAGATTATAGAATAGTTAGCGGACATTATAATTAAAACGGTTAGAGTTTCATTTATAATTATATGTATCGGTATCGTTATATTATGCGCGTAGCGGCTATAAATACCGCTATCCACCCATCGATTAAATCGAAGGGTGAATCGGTGGGTAACGTAAGTGTTTATAATCATTGACAAAAACAGCAAAATACCCCGCACCCTGCATACCCTTCGATTTCACTCCCCCGCGCCCCACGCTACACATTACACACTGTAGCCGCTTGTAGCCGCTACGTAGCGGCTTACACTACACACTATATACTGTCATTCTACTACCAACTTTAGGAAAGTGAAGGGTATGAAGGGTAAAGAGGGTGAAAGGGTATCAATATCATAAACTTACATAATACCCATCACCTATCAAGTGAAGGGTAAATCGATGGGTATGCAGGGTATTATTTTCTGTGGTAATGTCGGGCCATGTTTAGCGTAGACACTATCGATATTAAAGAACTCGAAGCAGAATTAAAAACGTTTGCGAGGCGAGCGTATCCGTTCGCCACAAAAGCAACGCTTAACAATGCCGCATTTACAGCGCGCAAATTGTGGCAACGAGATATACGTCACAAGATGATTGAACGGAATAAATTTACACGGCAATCGATTCGCGTCGAACAGTCCCGGACGTTAGATGTAGATCGACAATCGGCGACAGTGGGATCGATAGCGCCGTACATGGACGAACAGGAATTCGGCGGCGTTAAACGTAAAACAGGTAAACACGGCGTTGCGATTACTACCGGGTACAGTGCCGGGCAAGAGGGGCAACAACCGAGAACAAAATTACCCCGCAAGGCGAATAAATTAGCAAGCATACAATTACGTAAAGGGAAGCGGACCGCGCGCAATAAAAAACAGGCGCTACTATTCAAAGTACAGGACGCGGTTAAATCTGGTAAACGATTTATATTCCATGATTTCGGCGGCGGCAGAAAAAAGGGTATATTCCGAGTGGTCGGCGGATCAAGGAAAGTTAAACGCGGTTGGCCCACGGGTGCTAAATTAAAAATGGTAGCGGACCTAACCGAAACGACTGTTATTATTCCACGTAACCCGACATTAGCGCCTGCGTTTGATCGTGTACAGGCAGTCATGCCGCGCATGTATCGCAAGGCGTTAATATTTCAGGTGCGCCGACATGGTCTATTCAAATAATGAATGTCTACGATTTAAATCTTCCTATTCATATCGTGTACCTATTGCGTAAAAATAATATTACATCAGTCGATACACTAATCGAATACAGCGTTAATGATCTGTTAGCGATCCCCGGTATGGGCGTGTCGTATTGCGATAAAGTATGCGAGTGTCTAGTCCTACATGGTTATATATTGCGACGATTGCCGCGCGATCGTACGTTATAGCGGCTACGAAGCGGCTAGATAAAAAAAGGTACTGTAGAGCCGGGGGCGGGCCGTGCCGTTTTGATTCCGCAGCGCGCGCCTCGCACACTTTTTTTTATTTCTAAAAATGTTAACCTGTAGGGGGTTTATGTGTATACTCCCCTTATGGTTAATAAAACCCCCCTACAGGTTAAAGTTCTTAAATCGCGGGCCGCGTTCGCCCGTATGGTAGGCGTATCGCCTGCCGCTGTGACGAAGGCATGTAAAACATTATTATTACCAGCCACGGAAGGTAAACGCATCGACGTCGCGCACCCGGCGGCGGTTGAATACATGAAACACAATACCGCGAGTGCGACCAATTCACCCGCTACGGGACTCGATCCGCTATACGCGGAAGCGGTTACATACTGTCAATCTATCAAGCGGATATCGACGTCGGCAATTCAACGCGAGTTTAATATTGGTTACGTACGCGCGAAGCGGATCACTGATACCATGAACGTAAATAAAGTCGTTATCGATATGTTGGCAGCGCCCGCACCACCACCACCGGAGAAAGCACCACCACCCCCGGCGGCTATCGCTACGCCTATAGGTTCACGCGCGAAAAATCACACGAAAAAAACGGCGGCGTTAGAAAATCTAAACAACTCTATCGAGCAGGGCACCACGCTACATACGATCCCGGACGATATTAAATCGTTTGTGGATATGACCCTACGCGAAATAATACACCGGTTCGGCACCGACACCGCGTTTCTGGATTGGTTGAACGCTACGAAGCGGATCGAGGATATTAACGAGAAGCGGTTAAAAAATGCAGAAAAACGCGGGGAACTGGTTAACCGAAATCTAATCAAAGTCGGGGTTATCGAACCGTTCGACACCGTGTTTAATAAGATGCTAACCGACGGCGCGAAAACCATCGCCCGGCGTGTACATGCTATGGCAGGGGCCGGGCGTCCGGTCGAGGATTGCGAGGCGTTTATCGCGGACCAATTATCGAGTTTTATCGAACCAGCAAAAGCTAAAATAACCCGTACATTAAAAAACGCATAGGAGTTGATATTATGCCGTGTGGTGCATTAGGTAATTGTTATAATCGGGGTCCCCTTACGTGGGGTCGTATGTCACGGTGGCAGCGTAAAAACTTCCACAAAATAAACGCCCGGCGAGAAAGGAACGGCAAACCACCATTAAAAAAACCATGAGAATCGGGATAGCTATAGACGATTGGAAACTCCCGGTATTTAAAAAAATATTGAGCCGGGAAGGTTTCGAGTATACCGAGGGTTCGGGGGTAACCGGCGATACAGTAATTTTATATATCGAAACTAAAGACACTACGAAATTACGTGCCGCTACTGCCGAAGCAAATAACACGGCAATACGCAACCACGATAAAAAGTTTAACTAATGTCCGAAATAGAACTCGTCGGCGGTGATTGGTTAGCGGACGAGGTCGGCGAATTAACCGACAAAATTATTCACGTTGGCCCGGTCGAGTTCAACGAAAAAAATCGGTACCTACCCGAAAGCGTAACCAGTATCCCCGGTTATATCCGCTTCGACGTTAACCCCTTCATGCGCGAAATTATCGAATGTGCCGACGTTAATAGCCCGGTCCGGGAAGTTAATTTAAAAAAGGGTGTACAGATTACCTATACGACGTTGCTCGAATCGATCATGTTATATTTTATGGCCCACGTAAAAACGGTCCCTATGATGTACGTTACGGCAGATAAAGAACTCGCAAAGTCACGAATCGAAAATAATGTTATCCCGATGATTAATCAATCCGGGTTCGGGCATATCATCCGGTCGAGTGACGAGGGTAACACGCACAAGACAGGAAAAACCGCGAACCATTTACAATGGGAAGGTGGCGGCTACATGATTCCGAACGGTGCGAAAACCGCCGATAAAATGCGTATGTATTCGATCATGGTAATGTTAAAAGACGAGATCGACGCATGGGCGGACACCGTCGGTAAGGACGGCGACCCGGACGCGTTGACCGATGATCGATGTAGTGGGTATTGGGATCGTCGTAAAATTTTTAGAGGTTCGACACCATTAATAAAATCGTTATCGAAAATCGAGGCGGGATGGTTGCGCGGCGACCAACGTTATTATATGTTGTTATGTAAAGCGTGTGGGTTTCCTCAATCGTTGCGATGGGAAACTACGGATAAACAAACCGGCGTCGTCGGCGGTTTTATGTGGGACTATGACGAGGGTACGATTTTAAATTTAGAATCGGTACGTTATTGTTGTCAGAGTTGCGGACATGCACATTACGAAGCTGATAAAGAATTACTATTCAGTCCCGACGGCGGCGCGCATTGGAAACCAACGGCGAAACCTGCCGAACCGAATATCCGTTCGTATCATTTGCCCGCAATGTATTCCCCGATTGGTATGCAACCGTGGTACAAATGTGTTAGCGCATATTTAAAAGGTTTCGACCCGGTCGCTAAAAAGGTGCGGGATGTTGGTAAATATCAAGTTTTTTATAATAATATTTTAGCCGAACCGTTCGAAGTGTTAGGTAGTAAGGTTAATTTTGTACAAGTGTCGGCACACCGTCGCGCGGTTTATCGTTTGGGGCAAATTCCGAATAAATACGCCGTGCAACATTCTGGATCAGTAATATTATTTTTAACATGTTTAGTCGATGTACATAAAAGTAATTTAGCGGTATCGGTAATGGGTTGGACGCGCGACATGCGATGTTATGTTATCGATTATTGGCGATTCGAACCGCGAGAAACAGAGGCCGACGATTGTACCGAGTTGACATGCTCAGTGTGGGGGCGGTTGCAAAATCTAATCGAGGAAACAGAATACACCGCCGACGACGAAAAAAAATATCGAATCATATCGACGTTAATCGATGCTAGTTACGAAAACGCAATCGTTTGTAGTTTTTGCAGTAATTACGAATCAGGTGTAACCCCGATACTAGGTCGCGATCGTTCGGGTAAAAATCAAACGATTAAAGAGTTTTCAGAATTTACAACTCAGATCGGGACGGTAGGTTATAAAATTGTGGTCGATCATTATAAAGATCGACTAGCGTCGGTGTTGCGCCGGGATTGGGTCGAGGAAGCGGGCGAACAACCGACATACCATTTTAACGCCCCGGTCGATATTACGGATAAACAGTTAAAAGAATTAACCACTGAATCACGACGCGAGAAAAAAGACCCGTTAACAAATACCGTGTCGTATTTTTGGTATCGTCCCGGTAATAAACCTAATGAATTGTGGGACTTATTTGTATACGGAAACGCATCCGTTGAGATACTGGCATGGCAGATATGTATACAACATTTCGAACTTGATACAATCGATTGGCCGAAATTTTGGGATTATATCGAGGATGGGGCGCTTTACTATTCGTAAAATCTGTATATACTCGCGTGTATCTACGGTTTAAAGGTGTCCCCCGTGCCCATATCAGAAACATTTTTAACCACTCGAATCACCGCAACCGAGGCGCTAATTACAGCGTACGAGGCCGCGAGCCAAGCGTTTGCAACGAATGGGGCGATACAAACCTATAAACTTGATACCGGGCAATCGGTACAGACTGTCACCCGTGCCGATTTAGAACAAATTACCGCTACTCTCAGTAGTTTATATAATCAACTCGCTACATTATGCGCGCGTCGCGATGGTGCTGCGTCAATAAATCAACCGGGTTGGTAAAATGGACGAACATTTAAAATTATGTATAGCAAAAGCGACCGGAGGTAGTAGTATCCCGGACGTACTCAGTAGTATTGATATAAACAATTTAAGCGCGTACGCCGGACAAACCAGTAGCAGCGGTTTTGAAAATTCGATATACGACGGCGGTAAATTCTACGGCGGTTTCGGTTTAACACAGTTGCAGAATGTCGATTATTGGACATTACGCGCGCGATCCTCGCAATTATTTAATGAGAATTTATACGCGCGTGGATTGATCCGCCGACTTATAACAAACGAAATTAACACCGGGTTAACGCCTGAATCATCGCCCGACGAAAATATTATCGGCGTCGCCGAGGATAGTTTAACCGATTGGACCGAAATGGTAGAAACTCGTTTTGGTATCTGGCATAAAACGCCCCGATTGTGCGATTGGAAACACAATTCCACATTTGGAGAATTACAACGAACCGTACGTCGCGAGGCATTAGTAGCGGGCGATGTATTAGTCGTGTTACGTCAAGATCCGTTAACTAAATTACCGATGGTGCAATTAATTAGCGGTAGCAAAGTACAAACGCCGCTCGGTGGAAAAACTACTATTCGTAAAGGACATGTCGTTAAACATGGTGTCGAATTTGACAAGATCGGTCGTGTTGTTGCTCATTGGATAAAGCAGGACGATAACATAACATCGAAACGTATGCCCGCTTTCGGTGAAAAATCAGGCCGTCGGATATCATGGTTAGTCTATGGTACCGACAAACGTTTAGACGACGTCCGGGGACAACCGTTACTTGCGTTAGTTTTACAATCGTTAAAAGAGGTAGACCGCTACCGAGATTCGACACAACGTAAGGCGGTTATTAATTCTATTATCGCTATGTCCGTCGAGAAAGGTACCGATAAAATGGGGACGCTACCCGGACAAGGCGGCGCGAAGCGTAAAGACACGGCGAGCGTATCCGACGGCGACGGTAAAGTACGTACGCTCAATATACAGCAATCTATACCCGGCGTGACCGTTGACGAAATGCAATGGGGCGAAACGCTTAACATGCACGGCGGGCAAGGTACCGACGTAAACTTCCCGATATTCGAGGAAGCGATTATACAGGCCGTTGCATGGGCGAACGAAATACCACCCGAAATATTACGCCTCGCATTTTCGAATAATTACAGCGCGTCGCAGGCAGCAATAAACGAATTTAAAATTTACTTAAATCGCGTGTGGTCCGATTTTGGCGAAACATTCTGTACACCGGTTTATATCGAATGGTTAATAAGCGAAACATTAACGCAAAAAATAACCGCGAATGGTTTGTTACAGGCATGGCGGACCCCGGCGCAATATGATGTATTCGGCGCGTGGGTGTGCGTTGATTGGTACGGATCGATTAAACCTTCGACCGACACGTTAAAACAGGCGAAGGGTAGCGAGTTAAATCTAAAACTAGGTTTAACGACCCACGCGCGCGAGGCGCGTAACGCGACCGGTAGTAAATTTACGTGTAACATTAAAAAATTAAAAACTGAAAACCAGTTGTTAGCCGACACAATGCGACCGCTGTTAGAATTACAAAAAGAATTTACACCTACCGAAACGGATGCGCCCGGCGACGACGCTAATACACAGGTCGCGGAATTAATGGACGAGATACGGGCCGCGTTGGAGGATTCGGGTAACGCTGTCGAATTTATCGAAGGGTTTACCGAGATTTTAGAAAATGTCGGGTGATGCTAAAAAAGTCGGGCAAGAGTTAGCATTGAAACTCGTTAATAGAATTAACGACGCTAAAAAAACACCCCCGGCACCACCGCAAGAACAAGAAACCCCCGTGATCGAAACGACGGCACTCGTTGAAGCGATACAAGCGTTATCAGAAAACCGTGTGGATTTATCCCCGGTGATCGAAGCGATACAGGCGTCGCAAAGTGAAACGCTTGATATCGGACCACTCGTAAAAGCTATTAACGAACTCGAATTAAATTTTGATGTTGATGTATCCGCAATAGTGGAACAGTTAATAGCACTTAACGACCGCCCGGCAACCGATACGAAAGTTATCGCAAATAAACTCGACGCACTCGTTAAAGCAATGGAAAAAAATACGAGTGTATTATCTGAATTAGTTACCGTTGCAAAAACTGCGAAGGTTATAACGTATGATATACAAGGTCGTATTATTAAAATCGGATTAGAGGTTAATTCGAGTGGCTGATAACGTCCCCATTAACCCCGGTGGTGCCCCGGATGCGTTTATCGTTGCGACTGACGAAATCGGTAATATCCATTATCCTATTTATAAAATGTCGTACGGCCCGTTAGGTAAACAAACGCTCGTCGATGATATTAATGGTTTACCTGTACATATTGTCGAAGGGTACGACATTGTTGTTAACGAATTATTCCATAAACATACAGGTGTCGAGTCTAATATCGCCGCCGATGTATTAGCCGGTGATACATCTATCGAGGTCGTCGATGCTAGTATTTTTACTTTAGAAGATGCCGTGCAGGTAACTAACGGTAACACCGACCCGACATTCCCGATTGTTAAAGGGATTGACATACCGACTAATACATTAACGTTAGATCGACCGTTAGACTATGGTTACCCTATAGGGAATAAAGTCGAAGTCGTACACTCTGATTTAACTACGACCGCAGGTACGTTATTAGCGCCGATATCGCATAGAGTTATCCCCGATATTGGCATCGGTGGGGTGTGGCACCTATCACGGATTTTAATCAGTATGACACACTCCACCACCGGGGACGACGCTAAATTCGGTAATTTAGCTAAATTACCGAATGGCGTAGTTTTAAGAGCGTTTATTAATGGTCAGTTTAATACGTTTACCGTTTGGAAAACTAACGGCGATATGCGACTCGATATGTACGACGTTACGTATTCGGATAAAGCCGGGGCGGTTTATTTGGAACGTCGGCGCGCGGTAGTTTTTCGCGGATCGGCGTGGTTATTAGATTAGACCCGGCGCAAGGTGATTATCTGGAAGTGTTAGTACAAGATGATTTAACCGCGCTATCTGGTTTTTTTATTAAAGCACAAGGACATATCGAGCCGGTATAATGGCATTTACTTTTAGACCACCAATCGGGCCGGGTTGGTTTATATTTTTTCAGGATACCCCGGATAAATTAACCGGCGACGGGTTTACTAGCAGTAGCGGTCAAATGATACAACCGGGGCAAAGTATTACTGATTTTAATAAATATGATATACAATCGAATAATAAAGTTATAGTATTAACGGAATTAGGAGTATTTTAACCATGTGGCTATTAGAACCTAGCGTCCGGGATGCACTCGAAGCGGCAGTAATAGCCGGGACATTGCCGACCGTTGAACAGCAAGCGCAACACGAAGCGCGGTGTATATCGGCGTTATCCGATGGTGGGTCCCGCATTTTAACGATTGCCGGGAACAGTGCCGAGATAGCAGTTAAAGGTATATTAACAAAGTCGCCGAGTTTTTTAGCGATGTTATTCGGCGGTGGCAACACCACGTACGCGGACATTACGAGCGCATTAGCCGAGGCCGAACAAAACCCAAACATTACAGATATTACCCTTGCGATTGATTCGCCCGGCGGAAGTATCGAGGGTTTATTCGATGCGTTAGACGCTATAAAAGCCGCCACAAAACCAGTTACGGCAATCGGTAGTAATACCGTAGCGTCCGCTGCGTATGCTATTGCAAGTCAGGCCGACACTATAGTCGCGGCGAATCATGCGACTATGTTCGGTAGTATTGGGGTACTCGGTACGTATGCTATTAATAAAACGAGTGTTAGTATTTCAAGTACAAACGCACCGAAGAAAAACCCGGACGCTAGTACCCCGGAAGGTGTTGCAGTAATTCGCGAACAACTAGACGCGATACACGAAATTTTTGTCGGTGCTATTGCGAGTGGTCGCGGTAGTACGACTAACGAAATTAATGCTAACTTCGGTCAAGGTGGGGTATTACTTGCCGGGGAAGCGTTAAAGCGCGGTATGATTGACAGCGTAGCGAAAACGCCGTTACAATCTGTCAGTAATACCATTAATCAAAAAACTGCCGCTACCGGCGGGGATAACTTAAAGGTGAAAAGTATGGATTTAGCAAAACTAAAAGCCGAACACTCCGACTTGTATGCGGCGGTGTTGGCATTGGGTGTAACGCAAGGTGTTACACAGGAACGCGAACGCGTGGGCGCACATTTAATCATGGGTGAATCATCGGGCGATATGAAAACCGCGCTCGAAGCATGTAAAGCCGGTACAGAAATGACCCCCACAATGAACGCGATGTATATGTCCGCCGGTATGAAACGGAACGATATTGATACTCGTACCGCCGACGAAATTGCAGCGGCAGCGGCAGGCGACAACGCAAACAACGAGGGCGACACCGCCGAAACAGATGCGGAAAAAGTTGCCGCGGGTGTCGAAGCACATTTCGGAACTGATACCGACGCTAAATAATATTATTTAAGTAATATTATTTTTAAATTAATTTAGGAGAGAAAAACTCATGGTTATGACAGTCACAAATAATGATTCGGGTAGCGTCATTCTGGAAGGTGGTAAATTCCGGGATGATCTTTTAACATTCGCCGGGGCAGGTACGGCGCTCGCGGGTACAATTCTGGCGCGTCAAGCGGTAGCAATTGCGATCGCTGCGTCCGCTGTAACTGGTACGGGTACGGGTACGGTAACACTCGCGACGGTTGTCGCTGGTCCGATTGTGCCGATCGTAGGCGCATACGTATTAACCTGTGTCGCTGCCGTTGTTAACGGTGGTGTATTTAAACTGGTTGATCCTAACGGTGCGGAAGTTGCAAACGATATTACAATGACACCGGGCGCGGGTGGTGTTACAGTAATTAAGGTTGCCGGGATGCAGTTTAGCATAACAGACGCCGCGACCGATTTTATCGTCGGTGATTTCTTTACATTGACCGTTGCTGCCGATGGAAAACTCGTACCGTATGTTGTTGCGGGCGCGGGTGGCGCACAGATACCGAAATCAATTCTTACGTATGATGTAGTTGCTGCCGGTGCTGGTGATAAAAAAATCCGGGATATGGTAACGGGTACCGTACGAGGTAACAAATTGATTATCGATGCGGACGGCGATAACAGTAATGTAACCGATGCGATCCTCGACATGCTACGCGATTATTCACTCGTTACGATTGATGTAACGGAACTTAACATACCCGATAACCAGTAATTTACTGTTATCCATTAATCACAAAAAGTAAGGAGTAAATTATTATGAGTGACACAGTTACCAAACGTTTATTACGTGTCTACCTTCAAATGGCGATGCCTACGTTATTTTTATCGGGTAAGTTTCAGAGTCCGCCCGAAAATTTCCATAGTTCCGAGGAAGTCGAAATCGACATTATTCGGAGCGACGAGGAAGTTAGTATCGTGGTGCAGGATTTATCTACCGGGTATCGTATGAATTCGGACAACATTTATACGAACAAAGGATTTAAACCGCCGATAAATAAAGAAGCGATCGCGATTAATTCGTTCGACCTTCTGAAACGTAACGCCGGGCAAAATCCCTTTGAATCGCCCGACTTCCGTACGAGTATTATCGCGCGCATGTTTAGCGGTATGACTAAAGTCGAAGCAAAAATCCGCCGCTCTATGGAATTACAGGCGTCGCAGATTTTGCAAACTGGTATATTGACGTTGATCGATAGCGCGGGTGTTGCGTTGTATACGCTTGATTTCAAACCAAAGGCGACACACTTCCCGACCGCTGGTATTGCGTGGGGTGGTGCGACTTCCGTACCGCTTGTTAATATTAGCGCACTCGCTGAAATTATCCGTAATGATGGTTTAGGCGATCCCGACGAGTTGTTATTCGGTATCGATGCGTGGAACGCATTTATAGCCGATGATACAGTAAAAGCATTACTGGACAATCGTCGCATGGATACTGGTGCCGTCGTACCGATGGATAAACGCGATAATGGTGGTACGTATCGCGGTTGGATTGATATCGGCAACTATCGTTACGACATGTGGACCTATGGCGGACGTTACAACCATCCACAAACCGGCGTTAAAACGCAATACATATCACCCGAAAAAGTTGTCGTACGTGATAGCAGCGGTCGCCTCGATGCAACATTCGGCGCTATCCCTAATATCGGTCGCGAACTAGGTGTACAGGCTACTAACCTGTTACCTGAAATGCCCGGACGTATTAGTAATGCGGGTGGCGGTATGGACATGTTTACAAACGCATGGCTATCACCCGACGGCGAACAGTTGTTCGGCGGCGTAGGTGTTCGCCCGTTGTTGATTCCGACCGCTATCGACTCATTCGGTTGTTTAGATACCGGACTGTAATAGCAATGTAAACCGGGGCGGGAAACTTCCCCGGTTTATTTCTTTTTATAAAACATAGGGGTTTAATAACATGTCTAGTAATCAAGAATTAATTAATGAAATCGGTACCGAAGCTACGACAAAAAATGTCGATGTTCCCGTAACCGAGGGTAAAAGTAATAAGGAACTCGCGGAAATTCTTAAAACTTTGAAAGCACTTGACGCGCCCGGCACAGGTGACGACGTAACCGGCGACGCAGACGTAACCGGCGACGCAGACGCAGACGCAGACGCAGACGCAGACGCAGACGCAGACGCAGACGCAGACAAACCAACACCGCCCGCGCCCGTAGCAAAGGCCCCGGCACCACCAAAACCCGAACCAGTTAAAAAACCACCGTTCTATATCTGTGATGGTA